TATCAGAAACTTTCTTCTTATTCTCATCATTCAAAGCTTTATGCAATTGAGTTACCGCTGAAGCTGTATAGTGGTCAACTGTTCGTGTTTGACCATTACCAAATTTAACTTTTTGTGATTGTTTGCCATCAATAATTTTGTGTAGTTGGTCGATAACTGCTTCTTCTAATTCAACTTCTTCTGCCTGCACAACACCACTTTGATTTTCATCAGTAGAATAAGGTACTGAGAAATACTTGTTTAGTTTATCACTATAGTACAAAGCAATTCTTGTAGAACCAGGATAAAGGCGAATAGCTTTACGCTTTAGAACAAGAACAAAAGGAGGATCAAACTTAGTTAATTCTTCTTTTAGTTCTTCTTTTTCTTTTGGTTCATCTTTAGATAAAACTACACGATGCGCTTTATATTTTTTGCCGGTTTCTGGCGATACTTTATAATCTGAAGTGTCAATCACACCTTCATTAACGGAACGGCGAGCTTGAGAAAAAATTTGCTTATTTGAAGTTAACAAATCTACCATTTTGTTGAACAAATTTTGTAGAATCATTCTATCGGCATTATTAAATGTAGGTTTATCTTCCTGCATTTTGTCGAGAATTTTATGAATTCTCTGAAGTTGCGCTTTGTTTGCTAAACCAGCACGAACTAAAGCATCGAACTTAGAATAGTCCGTCTTTTCTTCAACGACAGGTTCTTGCCTAAATTCTACTAAACTTTTCATTCTGCGTCTTGAACTTCTACTTCAGTCTGTTCTTCTTTTTTATCACCGCTAAAAATACCAGCAGCCATTTGTTTTTTATATTCATCTAGAGCTTCAAATGCTCTGTTAGAAATTAAATTTTCTAGTGTCTCTTTTGCAGCAGCACTTTCGCCCGCAGCAAGTTGATCGATAAATTCTCTTGTTGTCATATTACACCTTTTTTAATTATCTATTTATACCTACCGAATATTTTTCCACTTCCGAATCTAACTGTGGTGTTGGTGATTCAGCAGGTAATCTTTCAACTGTGTTGTCTACATTTTCAACATTTGTTTCTACACCAGATTCGGGTGCAGCCGCCATGTCTAAAGAACCATCTTCTTCCATTTCTTTATCCATTTGCTCAATCTCATCTTCACTCATACGAAGAACATTTTTCTTTGCCCAAGTTTGAGAGAAATACTTACCAATATATGGATCTAAAAGTTGAAGAGTTGTAATTCTTTCACGCAACAGTTCCGCTTCACGAAGTTCAGTAAAGTTATTATCTTTCTTATAATCGTAGTAGATATCTTCTTTGAACTGATCCCACTCTTCTTGTGAACAAATGCCTTTTAAAGACAATTGAACTCTTAGTGCGTGGTCAAAAATTTGTGAAAACTTGTTGCGTAGACGAACTATAAATTTAGCAAACTTCAATTCATCACGAGTAATTTCAGCAGAGCGACCTAATGAGGCAAGACCACCACCGCCTTGTGAATCCATACGAGAATATGGAACATTTAATGATTGTAAAAGTTTTTTGCGGAAATAATCCACATCTTCGATTTGGCCTAAGTTTTGGCCAGCAGGTAGAGTGGTGATTTCAGTACCTTTACCACCTTCACGGCGTGGCAACCAAAAGTCTTCAAGCATCGACATGTGTTTACGGTCATCACGCATTTCGCCAGTGTTAGCATCGTAAACCATTTTGTTACGATACTTGACCATAATGTCACGAAGATATTGTTCGGCTTTACCTTTTGGCAAGTTACCAACATCAATATAAAATACTCGGCGTTCAGGCGCTCTCGACAAGCGGTAAATAACAACCGCATCTTCAATCATTCTTAATTGATTGAGTGGTTTAATAGCCTTGTGAAGATAAGAGATGACAAAAGTATTCTTGGCATCCATCAAACCAGAATTGACATTGATAACTGAATCAACCGCAATTCTAGTAGCAGCATTAACACCAGCAGTATATGTTTGTGTTGTGGTACCACGGTCATTGTAGACATAGTATTCTACAATTGCCTTAATAATCATTGTACCAGTTTTTGGATCTCTGTCTTTTATAATTTCACGAACTTTACGAATCTTTCGTGGATCAATATAGCGTAGTTCTTGAATGCCTTCTTTAGGATTCTTTTCATTGACTACAACATGAAAATAAATTCTACCATCAATGTACCAACGCTTGAACAAGTCATCGGCTAAATTTGCAAAATTCAACATCTTTTGAACATTGTTGAATTCTTCAATAATTTTTTTCTTGATAGATTCTGGTTGTTTTAACTTATCAAGATTGATTGTAACTACATCACCTGTATCATCGTGTGTGATTGCCTCATTGACAATATCATCAATAGCTTGTTCAAGTTCTGGATGATTGGACATTTCACGATATCGTGTAATGAGTTCCAATTCGTTACGTACTGAGCCCTCAAGATCGACATATGTGCCATAGTACGCATTTTGCGTAATTGTTACGGCACCGTCATCTAAAGCGGGAGTAGGAAGAGCAAAAGAGCGTTGTTCAGGTTTTTCGGCCTGAACAACGTCTTTTCTACCTAAAGTAAAACCAAAGAGGTTTATTGCCATTTATTCTCCATTCTATAGAAAAAGAAGAAAGGCCGAAGCCTTTCCTCTTAGAACACTTGTGTTGCTACTGCTTCCCACCACTGGTAGGATAGCGTTACTGAAAACTCCTCAATGGTGTCATTTGCACCCCAATCAACATCAATTGGTGTAATGTCTGTTGGGAAAGCGCCGATGAACTTGTAAGCCTTGATTCTAGAACCATCTTTACCATATTGGTAAACTTCTGCATCTTGTGTGTAACCAGATGGAGTCAAAGCAGCTGCGTTACGAAGGTTGGTACGATGTGTATTAATACCATTCATCCAACGCTCGAAAGCATTTCTTACTGCAAAGTCTTCATCATTGATTACTGTAATTGTCCAATCAGCAAATGTTCTATTACCTGCAAACTTTAATTCACGGCCAAAGTATTGAACAGGAACAACTCCAACTGTTGAACCAGGGAGTTGAGCTGTCTTACACATAAATGTTAATTTTGTTTGTGCATTTCCTGGTGAAGAGTACGCAGGAAACGGCATAGACACCTCAAATAGATTGGGACGGGCACCGTCACCAGTCATTTGGGATCTAAACTGAGATACGTTAAATGCCATGTTGTTTTTCTCCTGTTTTCTCTATTTAGACTGCACGACCAACAATTTCTTCAAATACCACACCACTTCTTACAGCAACAAAGTTCAACTGAATGAAGTTTACAGAACGAGCTGGTTTGATGTAGATATCGCCAACAAACTCATTACGGTCAATAACATCAGCAGTGTTGTTTGTATCGTCACATACAACACGGAAGTCAGTGATACCACGGCGACCTTGCACATCACGGAGATATGGTTCAACTAAGTTAACAAACTGTGCTCTTGTAAATGCATCGTTGAATTCGAATAATGAAGAACGAGCTGCACGAGAAACTGCTTTCTCTAGAGTAATGAATAGACGGCGAACATTGATACGATCAAATGCCGATGGACGATCCAACATTGTCTTATCACCAAACAATACTGTGCCTTCGCCTTGGAATGTTACTACAGGGTTAACACCTGCATTGTAAAGCGAATCACGATTTGCCTTGGTTGGATTCCATGCAAGTTTGATAACATTACGAATCACACCACGGCTTGTACCTGCTGGTGAGAACCATGGATCACGCTCAAGATCGGTACGAGCACAAAGACCGGCAATATCACCGTTCAATGGTACCCAACGATAAACATCATTATACTTGTCATATTGGTATTTCCAACCGGAATCCATTACAACATACGAAGATGAAGGTAGTGCATTACGGAAAGCAAGAACATCGGTTGTTTCGGAACCAGAATTATCAACAACATCTGCTTTCTCTGGCGAAACAAACACGACACAATCTTTGCGTGTTTCGGCAAGAGTGATAGCATTTTCAACCGTAGCTTCTGTTGCTGGACCAGTGATGATGAGTGAAACATCTTCAGAATCTGGATTAGCAACTTTGTTTAGAGCAGATTGAATATTGCCTGCTGTTACAACACCATCAGCACCATTAGCAAGAGAACTTGTAATTCTTGTTGCTAACAATGTATACGATGAATTTACAGTGCCCCAGTTTGTTGAATCTGGATGCGACAACCACCAAATGTATTTTGACTTTTGTGCGAGAACATCTTTGTAGTATAGTGTTGAACCATCAAAACTCTTAGCATCAGATGCCTTAGACACGAAAGCAAATTTTTCAAGAACTGTATTTGCTGTACCAGTAAACTTACCGTCTTCATCAACAACTACAATGTGTAATTCATCATTAGCATAAACGCCTCTAGCGTTTAGAACATAAGTTGAAGTGTTTGGTGTAGATGTGAAAGAACTTGCATATGCCCAACCAGTATAAGTGTTAGCATCAGCAACTTCAACACGAATAGAGTTGCCCAAATCGCCAGGCCACTTAGCAGCAAAACGACCAAATGTGTTAGCGCCACCAGTGTGATTATCTAGGTAATCACCTTCGTTTTCAATTAAAACACCAGCGCCAGCTGAAGTGGCGTTTAATGTGGTTGAAGAGTTGGCTGCACGAACAACACGGAGATTATTTGAATATGCCAAGAAGTTTGCAGCTGAGAACCAATGCTCATAGTTACTGTCGGTTGGCTTTCCGAATGTGTCCGCTAGACGAACTTCGTCGGAAATCGTTACGACTTCATTGACTGGACCCCAGGCAAAAATTCCGGCAAATGCGCCAATAGATGTGGCGACTGAAGGCACAACTGTAGTCAGATCAACTTCTGATACATTTACGCCAGGTGAAAGCTGAAACGCCATGGATTTCTCCTTTAGTTATATGTAGGAATCATTTTATTGATACTCTATTTAGTATTTTCACAACCTAGAGGACAAATACCCAGGCGGTGGTGAATTATTTTCTTCACGATTATAATTTCCCCAAACATCTCCAGTATCAATAACTACTTCTTCTTGTTGTCCGTCATTAATAAAACCCACTGGTAACATATCATCTTCAATTTGTTTAATTCTTTGTTCGTAAACTGCTTTGCGAAGATTCACATCGGTTATTTCTCTGAAGTATGGATTGGTTGTTAACCATCCAAAAAGAACCAGAGGCATCACCAGATCATCGTGGTAACCTTCATCAGCAGCATATGAACCCTTGGATTCAATGAAGGTTGAAATTTCTGAGATAATGTCAGCATCAAAAACCAATAATTTCTTTTCTTCTAATAAAGATTTAAAGTTGAAACACCCAATTCGTTTAACTTTTTTGTCAGTTGAAACGCCCAACTGTGTCTTACCAGCACCAGCAAAACCACCAGAAACTCTTTGGCCTTTTGAATCTCTCTGCACAAAAAGAATATTTTCGTACTCATATTCATGGTATAGAATATGTGCCACCTGTTCTGATGTGTTTACCTCAATGAGTACATAAGCATTGTTATAATCACTTGCTGCTCTGTAAATAACAGATGGATACAACATTGGTGCTATTTGATTGTCTCGATATTTGCCAACAACTTTATATGGTACCTCGGTAATATCAACCACTACAAATGAGGAGTAGTCTCCACCAACACCTTTCGCTGTATCAGCAATGACAACATTCTTC